CAACAAAGCAAAAGAGGCCGCGAGGCAAGCCGGCGATGCGACAGATCCGAATACGCCTGACGCGCTGATGATTGTCGATAAACAGCGAAACGGCGAATTTGAGGGGAAGCTAGGCCTGTTCTTCGATCAAGAGTCGATGCAATACCTTGAATACGGCGACTTGCACCCGGTAGATATGATGAGTCCGAGTTTCTGGCAAATATTTTAGGGGAACTCCGCTTTCAATTTGCATTGAAATAGGACAAATTACGGCTATCACAAAAGCCGTGGTTTGTTTGCAATGAAAGCAGTAAAAAACGCAACGGTCAGGGCCTCGCATGAGTGAGGCTCTGATTTATCGGGAATTCTCCCTTCGCGGTGTCGCCGCATGGAAAACCCTCTGCGCTTTCGTCAAAGCCAATGCCGCCCAGGCTCTTGGTGCAGGCAAGCCAATCCGAATCATCGTTACCCAAGACGAGCGCAAGCGCACCAGCGCCATGAACCGCCGCTATTGGGGGCCGGTGCTCAAGACAATCTCCGAACAGGCGTGGGTTGAGGGCAAGCAATTCAAGCCCGAGGTGTGGCACGAGTACATGGCAATCCGCTTCGGCTACCTCGACGAGATGGTTTTGCCGGACGGGGAAATCATCACGCGCCGCCGATCCACGACGGAAATGTCTGTTTCGGAGTTTTCCGAGTACATGCAGCGGGTCGAAGCCTACGCCGCGTCGGATCTGGGGGTGGAGTTCGATCTATGACAAAAGACGAGCGCACCTATCTCAATCGGGTGGCTGATCTTGGCTGCGTCATCTGTCGGCGCCTGCGGTATGGCAAGACTCCGGCAGAAATACACCACGCACGCACCGGAACGGGGGCAGGGCGGCGAGCCAGTCATTACAACGTCGCGCCTTTGTGCCCCGAGCACCACCGGGGAAACTCTGGCCTGCATGGTATGGGCAGGAAGGCTTTTGAGCGCGAGTACGGAGTGACGGAATTGGAGCTTGTCGAGCAAACGAAGCGCGAGGCGAGGTGCCCTGAATGACCGTCCAGTGTATCGACTGCAAGCACATATCCAAGCCTGCCGGGAGCTACCCAGGTGACGACAACATGCTGCAAATGGGCTGGGCGACATGCGAGATCCAGGCGACGCACCCCGGCGCGTGGCTGTCCGCGCTCTACCCGAGAGAGTGCAAGGAGTTCGAGCTATCCCGAGACTCTGACAGGCGCCGCGAATGGCTGGCGAGGACGCGATGAAGAAATGGCCGATTGAATCCAAGCCGGCGTGCTACGACTCCGATGCTCAATGGCGAGGCTGGTACATCTGCAAGGGCGACGCGATGCACCCATGCACAGATTGCACCGCCAAATACCAAGCGCAGATGATTAGCGAGGGCCGATGCGAGCGCCCTGACGCGCTATTCGGAATTAGGCTAGGTGAACGGGTCGGAATTTGCTCAGACCAGAATGGATACGTCGCAACCCTTCAGGCGCTACCGTACTCGCCGGAGCTGGAGGCGCGCGTTATGTCGGCGCCGCTGACCCGCAACGTCAAGCGCGAGGTTGAGAAGTGGGCGCAGAAAGGGAAGTCAAATGGATAACCGCAGTGTATTGGAACGGCTGTCCGAAGCCAAAACATCGACGGACCTTTCCCATCGCCCGACTCGATGCGATGTTGATTACGTCGCAGCTCTCGGCGCAGCAGGCATCAAACATCCAGCCGGTTCTGCAATCCTCGATGCAGACCTGACGCGCGACCCGGATACGCTCAAGGCTGCATACAGGGCGACCGAGAAAATCGTCAAGATCCTCGCGCAGAAACGCAACTGGATGATGACCGCGCAAAAGCTCCGCACCGTCGCAACCGCTGCGCTCAAAACGTACATGCTGCCCGCCTGCCCGGCGTGTAAGGGGCGCGGATTTACGGGCGTGGAGACGATCAGCAGCGAATCCCTGATTGACTGCCCGGACTGCCACGGCGAAGGCCACCAGACGGGCGCAAACGGCCTCAAATCGCCCTGCGGTACGTGCCATGGCAAAGGCAAGGTGACGGAGAAGGCCAAGCCCAAAGCCTACGCACCGAAACCCTGCGTTGAATGCGGCGGTACGGGGAAGCGGAAGATCCCGGCGCGCTACCACCGGGAGATACGCGACGTGCTGACGGTAATGGAGTCGCAACGGCGGGCGGCAGGGGTGGCGGTACGAAAGCAAATGGGCCTGCGGGCTATGGATATTGAATGAAATACGAGCGCAAGAAAGTCCCGCCCGAAGAACTCCTGCGAACCGTCGAAATTTACGGGCACGGTGTGACGTGGGGATGATTGAATGACTGACTTCGGAGAGATGGCCGAAACTCAACTGCGATACCTGAGAGACGAAGCTCGCCGCGATGGACTCAAGCTCCTGGTGCCCATGACTCAGCATGAGGCGGACGAGATGACGGAAAAGCGTCGGCCAGAAACCCCATTCGAGCCGAGGCGCGCGTACTACATGCCGATGTGCGCAGCGGAGGTTTTCGGGTTGCGACGGTTCATCGAAAACGAAAGCCCGGACATGCCGGGCCTCGATCAATCACCGTAGGGCTCAAGTCCTGCCGCAATCGCAGCACAGGCTAGGGCGGTTCGCCGGTCTATCGCGCGGGGGGCGTCGTCAATACCGAATTTCCTCCCGCGCTCTAGTATTTGGTAGTTGGATAGCCGGATACCGAGCGCATCGGATGCGGCTTGCTGGGTGAGGTTGAGGGACTGGCGCCACTCTTTGAGCTGGTCGGCGGTCATTGTTCAGTCAATTGCAGCATAGCCGGCGTCGTAGCCCTGCATATACAGGTCGTATTCTTCCGGGCTGTCGAATGACGGGATGCTACGGAGTCCGCCGAAACACGCGTGGATAGCGTTGTTCTCGCCGTCATTCACACCGCGAAGGTACGTGGAGTATTGGGCTTCGGTCATTTCGCTGAGTCTCATTTCATTCTCCTGTTAGCTAATCTTCTGTGCCACGTCCCGCGCTACAAGAGCGAGCGGCGCAGCTACTGACAATGCGGTGCAGGCCATGACGATGCACCATTCGAGTTTTGCGAGCATTTTCTATCGCCTGCGCTTGTAGTAAATTCGCGCCCGATCTTCTGGGCTGAGGCTGTGATACCACTTCCGGCAGCGGGCTAGGTATTCCGCGTGCCTTGCCGGGTCGGCAATGAGGGCTGCTCGCCACGCTGCCGAGATTGCGCGCTTGCGGCGTAGATATACCTCTCGGCTCGACGGGTCGGCATTGAGCCGGGCGGTATGTCTCGCCACGGCCTGTGCTGCCGCCCGACGGAATGCCGCATCAAACTCAGGATCTGCCCGGCGAGCCTTAAGGGTTTCAAGGTAGGCCCGTCTAGCCTCAATCCACCTGTCGGAGTTTTTGACCGTAGCGTATCGCTCAGACTCTAAACGTGCAGCGCGAATCTTGCGGCAGGCATCCGAGCACGTCGCAGCCTGCATCCCCGGCTTTGCAGGCATCCAGACCCCGCAAACCTCACAGGGGCGACCAGCGCAGTGGGCGCATTTCCGACGCCCCTTGTACGTGGGCTTCGAGATCCCTGATGAATAAAGCCCCTCGCGACCACAGGAGCAGCGGCACAGCAGCAGGCCGCCCCGGTCTTCGAGGACGGTCAAGCTGCCGTAGGTGTTTCCGATTCGGCTCATTACAGGGCGTGCGCCAGTTCGGCGCGTCCTTTCTCAGTTAGTTTCCAGACAAAAACAAGCCCCTTCTCTGATTTCGGCGGCGTGTCGCGCACTATCCATCCGTGTCGCTCAAGCAACATCGCCATCTCCCCGGAAAGATGCGCTGTTCGACCGCCAAAAAATCGAGGTCGAATGGTTCCGTTTGGCAGCGCATAAGCTTCCGGCGCGCCTAGTATTGTCAAGATCCTGACGCGCCCCGAAAGCATTACTCCTTCTGAGCGTTTTGATTCAGACATCCAGCCACCGCCACTTTTCCTTGCGACTCAGGACCGCGCCGTTTTCGGCGGCGATTTCCATCACGGTGCCTTTGAACATCTGGAGGCTGGACGCCTTGCACTTGGCGACGGTCTGGTTTGGCAAGCTTGCCGGTTGATCCACCGTTGCCGCCTGTCACGCGGCAAGAGTTGAGCAACTAGACCATCCGCACCACCGGGTCGCCAGTCCCTGACGTGTGGAGGCCATACTCGTCGCCCATCAGGCAGGCGCGGGCCTTGCTTCCGTTTTTGCGCAGGACGGGGAAGGTTTTCCCGTCGAACGCTTTTTGGTCGTCGGCGACCTGGTCCGGGATGGCGACGAAATCGCCGGTCATCGTGCGGGCTTGGTACATCGTTTCGAAGCTGTACTTGGTCATGATCTTCTCCAGGTTGTCGGTCGCGTTCATCGCTTCCATGACTCTATGATAGCAAAGCCTCTTTAAAAGGCAAGCACTATCTACAAATATTTTTGCACAGAAACCGCAGAATATCCGTATCGAATGAAACAGGGTGCTACCCTCCGCCTCGAATAAGAACAATAAACCGAGCCGACGCGCTCAAGCCCTCCCGGACGGGCTCATGACTCCGGGACGTTAGCGCCGTTTGTCGCCCTGAATTTCGCCCGCCTCGTGTGGGCGTTGTCGTTTATGGACTCTCCTATGTCACCTGTCGCCACCATCCCCGCGCAGACGGAAGCTCGGATTGCTGCGCTTGAGGGCGCGGTTAATGACATCCGTGATGCTGTTGTTGCTATCGCTCGCCTCGAAGAGCGCCACGCTGAAACTCGTGAGGCGCTGACCCGGTGTTTCGCCGAAGCCGAGAAGAACTCGACCGCAATCCTGCGCGCAGAGCAGGCCATCATTGCCGCGAAACAGGATAGCAACGACAAGCTGGGCGTTCTGCGCAGTGAGTTCGAGGCGCTGCGGTATCGGCTTGCTCAGATGGAGAGTCGCATCGGCCCGCTGGAAGAGTTGCGCGGTGTAGTGATGCGCGGTGTGTGGTCGGTGGTGGGGATTGTTGGCCTGGCGTTGGTCGGGCTGGTGATTGCGAAGTAAAGACATGGCTGCGGCAAAAACAAAAAAGGTCGTTCGCGCCGACAAAGCAGGCACGTCGAAACAGGCTGCGGTTGATCGCAAGAAGCTGTTTGCCGAGGCGTACATTGCTAATGGTGGAAATGCCTCGGAAGCCGCCAAGAGCGCGGGTTACGCGGAAGCGTCGGCCGGCGTGACTGGCTGTCGGCTACTAAAAGATGCTCAAGTTCGGCTAATCCTTGATGAGCGTCAAACCGCTCTCGCAAGCAAGTACGAACTGACCGCCGAAGCGATCATCAAGAGCATCGCGCAGGAGCTGCACTTTGACCCGGCGAACCTGTTCAACGCTGACGGTTCGGTGAAGTCGATCACAGACATGGATGCTGATACGCGCATGGCTCTGGTCAGTATCGAGACGTTGCAGATGGGCGACCCGGAAAGTCCGGCGATCATCCGCAAGATCAAGTGGGCAGGAAAAGACAAAGCCCGCGAGCAGGCGATGAAGCACTTGGGTATGTTCGAGCGCGACAACAAGCAGAAGTCCGACCCGGTTGTATCGTTGCTTGAGTTCCTGATGGAGCGCACTGGTGGCTCAAGCCGTCTCCCCATCGCTGACTGAGTTCGGCGAGAGGCTGCTAGATCCGCATTGGCGGGTGCAGAACCTCTACACAATTGTCACGGATGACGGCAAAGAGCTGCCGTTTCGGCCCAACGAAGAACAGATGGAGTTCCTGCGCGGTGTCTGGACGCGCAACCTGATCCTAAAGGCTCGCCAGCTTGGATTTACGACGCTGGCCGGAATCCTGGCGCTCGACCAGTGCCTGTTCAATACGAACTTCTCCGCCGGCATCATCGCGCACAACCTCGAAGACGCCGAGAAGATTTTCTGGAACAAGATTCTGACGCCGTATCGTCGTCTTCCCGAGGCTATCCGAATGATGGCCCCGCTTGAGAAGGAAACGGCGTCGTCGCTGCGGTTTGCGAACGGATCTCACATCAGCGTAGGAACGTCGATGCGCTCCGGGACGCTCCAGCTCCTGCATGTGTCGGAGTTCGGCAAGATTTGCGCCAAGTACCCACACAAGGCTCGAGAAATCGTTACGGGCTCTTTCGAGGCGGTTGCTGCGGACCAGATCATCATCATTGAGAGTACGGCCGAAGGCGCAGAAGGCTACTTCTACGAATACTGTTCGGACGCGCTGCACAGGAAACAAGAGGGCACGAAGGGGACGAAGCTCGACTGGCGGCTTCACTTCTACCCCTGGTGGAACAAGCCTGGTTACGAGCTTGACCCGGAAGGCGTGATTATCGAGCCGGAAGATAAGCGGTACTTCCTGACGCTGGAAGGCAAGGGAATCGAGCTGTCGGCCCGGAAGAAGGCTTGGTACGTCACGAAGAAACGCACGCTCAAGGGTGACATGACCCGAGAGTACCCGAGCTTCCCGGAAGAGGCGTTTGAACAGACGATTGAGGGCGCAATCTACCTCAACGAGCTGGCGTTCCTGCGCAAGAACGGCCGCATTACTGAGGTGCCTTGGGAGCCTGGAGTTCCGGTCAATACGTTTTGGGACTTGGGCGTCAATGACAAGAACGCAATCTGGTTTCATCAACGTGTCGGCCTGCAAGACAGGTTTATCCACTACTACGAGAACAGCGGCGAAGGTCTTGCCCACTACTGGAGCTGGATCAAAGACCGCTGCGAAGAGGATGGATGGATTCTCGGGCGCCACTACCTGCCGCACGACGCTGACGCCCGGATGATGGGCGAGCAGGTAACGACCCGAAAGAAGATCCTTGAAGGAATGGGGATGCGCAACATCGTTATCGTTCCTCGCGTCTCGTCAATTCTGACGGGGATCGAGCAAACCAGAAACCGCATGAAGACGGTGTGGATTGATCGCGAGAAGTGTTCGCAGGGCATCAAGTGCCTGGATCACTACCAGCGCGAATGGGACGAGAAGAACGGCGTATTCAAGGCCACGCCTTTGCACAACTGGGCGTCGAACGGCTCCGATGCGTTCCGTCAGTTTGGGCAGGGATACGACCCGATAGCCGAAGAGGCATGGGGCAGCAACTCGGTCTTCAACGATCCGCGCTTTGCTGGCCGCGCTCCTGCCTCACGAGTTGGGTATTAACCCCTTGCGCTTGGCAGCGCTTGTCATCTGCAAGCAGATGACCCTGTAGATGTTTTCTTAGACGAAAAAATGCCCCGGCGGTGCTGCAAACACCCCGAGGCCGGTTAATCCTCTCCGATAGGACCAACATGGAAAATTATAGCGATTCGCCCGAAAAAGGCGAGGACAAGGCACGCCAGTTCGTTGATATGGAGACTGGTGAGCTTGTAGTAATAGATATAAAGAGAGACGACCCCGAAAGCCGCGCCCAGCAAGGGACTGTGTTGGGAAAAATCCCACCCGCTGATGGGGAAATAGCCAACATCTCTTACCCGTTCAAATGGATGGCGATGTTCCTTCCTGCGTTCGGCAGGATCATTGATGCGGGGCTGACTAAGCGAGAGTCCCAAGTTCTCTACGAGATGCTGAAAGAAATTCAGTACGGGAACCGAATTGACATTCCTCACTGGCTGATTGCTCAAAATCTTGGAATCGACCGCGCCGAGGTGTCGAAGGCGGTAAAGAAACTGGTTGATGCCGACATTGTGCAAAAGACGCCAGACCCCAAGAACAAGGGACGCAGCATCTACCTGCTGAACAACATCATCGGATGGCGCGGAAAATCTTCGGACTGGCACAAGGCGCGTGACCGAGGCAACGTCATCAAGGCCGACTTCCGGCGCAACCGCAAGGAGGCCGACAAATGAGCGGCTTTGTCTACGCCATGATGGCCGGAAAGTTCGTCAAGTTCGGATGGGCCTCTGATGTTGATGCGCGGCGCCTTCAGTTGCAAACCGGATGCCCATGGCCGATTGAGGTTATGGCTGCTGTGACATGGCCGCGAAGTTATGAGAGGGCGATTCACGCGATGCACGAGAAGTCGCGATCTCACGGCGAATGGTTTGAGCTGAACGATGACACGCTTAGAACGGTCGCGCAGATGACCAACAACAATCCCGAAGAGGTCGCAGAGTTTGCAGGGGTGAAGATTAAGAGGTGTGGGCCAAAGTCGATCAAAGTGACCGAAGCCTTTTTGAATGAGCTGATTCACAAGTTTCCAGTATGTGCGGCGACAAAAATCTGTGCGCTCATGCTGAAGAGTGCAAACGGGTCGTCGGTCTGCACGCTGACACCCTACGAAGTATCCGAAGCTATCGGCGTCGAGATTGAATACGCTCGCAAGCTGATAAAGAAAGTGGCGAGCAGTCCTTTTGCTGAGCGTGTAGGGAATGACTCCTACGCGATAGACAAGACGGCGATGTTCCCAGGCTTCGGAACGATCAAGATAGAACACACATAAGGCCGCTCCTCAGCGGCCTTAATCTTTTCCGGTCCCGCCTATGAACCAAGAATCCGAATACTCGGAGGTCGCCGCACGCGTATTCGCAGGCGAGCAGCCCGGCAATCCGCTCGATCCCATCGGTCACGACCTGCTGGGCGAGTTCAAGACCGCTCAGACGCTCCGCATCGACCTGGAATCGCGCTGGCTGTCGGACCTGCGCCAATACAAGGGCTTGTACGAGCCCGAAGAGCTGGCCGTGATGACAGGCCGGTCGCAAGCCTTCCTGCGCAAGACCCGCGTCAAAGTCGAGTCTGTCGATGCGCGGATGATGGATCTTCTGTTCCCGGCTAACCGAGAGCGGAACTACGACGTTCAGTCCACGCCGGAGCCTAGCCTGCCGACTCCGATGGTCGAGAAGCTCAAGGCGCTGCTGACGCAACAGGCCAACGGGCAGGCACCGGACAAGGACACGCTGAAATCCGCGATCAAGGCCGCTGCCGACACCGCAGCCGCGAAGATGGGCACGCGCATTGACGACCAGCTCGCAGAATGCAAGTACCGCGACGTGGCCCGGCAAGTGCTGCACTCCGGCAATCTCTACGGGACGGGCATTCTCAAGGGTCCGCTGGTCGAGCGCCGGGAGCGGGTTTGTTACGCGTGGGACGACAAGGAGGGCCGGTTCAAGCAAACCGTTCAGTCCTTCGCCGCGCCGTTCCTCTCGCATGTGCCTATCTGGCAGTTTTACCCGGACATGGCCGTCACGCGACTCGAAGACGCCCGGTTCGTGTGGGAGCACCATCGGCTTTCCCGCAACGCACTGGCCGAACTGGCGACACGTAAGACGTTCAACGGCGAGGCGATCCGCAACCACATCCGCACCGCACCAGACGGCGACATCCGCTTGATGACCTACGAGCAGCCGCTGCGTGCGATGGGCGAGCAGTGGCGACTCCAGACGACCAACAAGACCGGCCAGTTTGACGTTTATGAGCGGTGGGGCTGGCTCGACGCGGATCAACTCGCAGGCTGCGGCGTGGATGTGCCGGAAGAGTCGATGCACGAATCGTACTTTGCGAACGTGTGGCTCTTGCCCGACGGGACCGTCATCAAGGCCGTGCTCGCGCCGATTGAGGGCGTGCGGTGGCCGTATCACCTGTATTACCTCGATCACGACGAGACTTCCATCTTCGGCGACGGCCTCGCGTCGATCATGCGCGACGATCAGAAGATGCTCAACGCCAGCATTCGGATGCTGCTGGACAATGGCGCGATTACCGCAGGCCCGCAATACGAAGTGTATGTACCGGCATTCCCGGCTAACGCTGACCTCACCTCGATTTTCCCTCACAAAATCTGGCCGAGAACCGGCGGTGACATGCAATACCCGGCGGTGCGACCGATTGACGCGAACGCGCACATGCCTGAGCTGATCCAGGTAATGCAGATTTTCGACGCCAACGCGGATGAAGTTACCGCCGTGCCGAAATTCACCTACGGCGACAACCCGCGACAAGGTGCAGCCGGGACGATGGGCGGGCTTTCGATGCTGCTGGCTCAGGCCAACATCGCGCTGAAAGACTTCGTTGTGTCGTGGGACGAGGGCGTGACCAAGCCGTTCATCACCGCGTTGTATCACTGGAACATGCGGTTTTCCTCTGACGACACGATCAAGGGCGATTACGACGTAGTGGCCAAGGGCGCTAGCTCTCTCGTGGCGAAGGAAGTTCGTGGTCAAGCCCTCTCCCAATTCGCGGCAATGCTCCAGCCCGAGCAGCGCGCCTACATCAAGTGGGCCGACCTCACCGAGCAGATGGCGAACACGCAAGACCTCGCCGGCGTCGTCATGACGAAGGAAGAGGCCCTGCAACAGCAGCAGTCTCCCGAGTTCCAGCAGCAGCAGCAAATGCAGCAGATGCAGATGCAGCTTGCTCTCGCGCAGGAGCAGGCCAAGCTCGCCGAGATCCAGGCGCGCACCGGGAAGCTCGACGCCGAAGCCCTCAATCGCAAGCTCGAAGCGATGTATGCCGCGATGCAGGCCGCAGGTATTGCCGTGCAGCAGCCCGGTATTGCCCAAGCTGCCGACCTCGCGATGCAGTCCGCCGGATGGAAGGACGCGACGCCTCAGCAGCCGGGTACGGGATTCGAGGCGGCGCAGGGTCAGCCTGTTCAACAGCAGCAACCCATGCAGCAACCCGCGTCGCCGCACGAAGGCCAGCGCGAGGGCATTGAAACACCGGAGATCCAACTGTGACCCTGCCCATTTCCTGCGACTCAAGCGACGCCCGCGATCAACTTAATGTCGCATACGCCGAACTTCGCCGGCACATTCACACCGAGCCATACAGCCTCACAGTGAAGTGGCTCGACGCTCTCATCATCGCGCAGCAGGCGCACATGACGAGCTGCAACCCGGCCAAGCTCGAAACGGCACAAGGTCGGGTGAAGCTGCTTATCACGCTGCGCAACGCAATGGTTGAGCCGGGCGGTGCGTGGAACGGCCATATGTGTGACTGATGCCAATACGCGGCGAAGAGCTGGAGTTCGACCTCCAGCAAATCCAAATCGAGGGCGCTGAATACGTCGCCCTGCACGTCTCCGGTAGCAGCGCGCAAGTGTGGTGCCGCTGGGAACTCGAAGCAAACCGATACCAAGTTGCGGCGGCACTAGAACGGATGGCCGCGCGACTCAGATCCGACAAACCGCTGTAACAGGCGGTTTTTTTACGTCCGGCCTAGCCGGTGATCCCAAGCCCTCCACTGCGAGGGCTTTTTTCATTGGCCCACAGGAGCCGCAAATATGCTGACCAAAGACGAACAAGACGAATACGCCAAGGCTTTCGGCGCCGAACCTCAAGACGATGCACCGGAGGGCGAGTCGGGCGACGTGGCATCTGCTGTCACGCTGAACGACACGCCGACCGAAGAGCCGGAAACCCCGGACACCGAAGAAGCGCCCGCCGAGGAAGCCCCGGCAGAAGAGCCTACGACCGAGGAAGAGCCCGAAACCCCCGAGGAAACCCAGCGCCGCAAGTCGTGGGAAGGCCGGCTCAAGAAGATGGAAGAAGACCTCAAGGCCCGCGAAGCCGCCCTTGCTGCCCGCGAAACCCCGGAAACCCTGGCTGACGGCGGCAAAGTCGATGACGAAGAGCCGATTGATGTGGTCGAGGGCGAGGGCAACGGCACCGTCAATGTCGAGGATGTCGAGAAGTACGCTGACGGCGGCGACGTGGATAGCCTGGATTCGATCAAGGCCGAGGCGATGGAGCTTGCTGGCGACCCCGAGAAGCTGGGCGCTGTGCTGAAAACCATGATCGCCGACTACGGCCGCGAGTTTGTTGTTGGCGCTGTCGCTCTGGCTGCCCCGCTGATTGACGCGAAGGCCGAGGGTTACGCGAACGACTTCAACGGCAATCTCGAAAGCCTGGTGTCGGAGATTCAGCAATCGTTCGCATCGATGCACCGCAACGCGATTTCCGACGCTCACGAAGACTTTGAAGAGGTCGTCGAGGGTGAAGCCTTCAAGGAATGGCTCGCCAGCCTGGACGAACCGCAGCGCGTGAAGGCCGAGCAGGTCGTGGAATCGGGTAGCGCCGGCCAGATCATCAAGCTCCTGGGCCAATTCAAGGATTTCGTCGCCGAGAAGGACAAGCCGAAGGAGAGGACCCCCGAGGACATTTGGGCCGAGGACGCAGCCAGCTCCATCCGCAGCTCTTCGCCGCTCAAGCTGCCGACCCGTGCGCCGGGCTCCGACGACGACGAATACAAGCGCGCTTTCAACGAAGCATGATCCAGCCCCATCAACAACGGGTGATCGACGAGAAGGCGGAGCTTGACGGCCGTATTGCCAAGCTCGCCGCCTTCGTCGAATCCCCCGTATTCCTTTCCGTGTGTCACGAAGAGCAAGAACGTCTTAAAGACCAACTCGACGTGATGCGCATTTACTCCGAGATCCTGGCCGCCCGAATCCGGGCGTTCTAAACCGCGCAATTCCGCGCAAACCCAAGACTGCACAAGCCCTACCAAGGGACGCACAGATTATCCGCGCTTGACCGGAGGGACACGCTTACGCGCCCCAAACACCGGGATATGGCACACGGCAATGACTGGCGGCACCCGAGGAAAAGCAGCAGCGACGGCCCGTATGGGCAATCCCTTCTTTCTTTTCTGAGGAAAACACCATGTCCGCTTTCGGCGACCTGACCATTACCCAAGCCGCGTACTCCGCCCGACAACTGCTGGAGCGCGCTACCCCTTACTGCATCCTTCAGCAGACCGGCCAAATGAAGCCGCTGCCGGGGAACAACACCAAGACCATCTCCATGCGGCGTTACAAGTTCGCCGTGAATACCAACAAGTTCAGCGCGCTCGGCGTGCCGATGACTGCCAGCGGCTTCGAGCTGACCGAGGGTGTTACTCCGGCTCAACTCGACATCGCCGTCGAAAACTTCGACCTCACGCTGAAGCAATACGGCCTCGTTACCGGCGTGACCGACGTTGTGGATGACGCTCACATCGACCCGGTGCTGCAAGAAATCTACGGCGGCCTGGGCGAAGTGTCCGGCCCCATCGTGGAAATGATGCAGTGGGAAGCCATCCGCACCGGCTCCACCAACGTCAAGCTTGCCGGCGGTGTCGGCGCGGAAAACCTGATCGTCGCGGCCCTGAGCCTTGCCGAGCTGCGTGCTGCCGTGCGTAACCTGCGTGCCAACCACGCACGATTCATCACCAAGGTGGTGAAGAGCGATGTGAAGTGGGGTTCGCAGGCCATCGAACCGGCGTTCATCGCCGTGATCCACTCGGACCTCGAGGGCACCATCCGTAAGCAGTTCGGCGACGCCTTCACCCCGGTGGCTCGCTACGGCTCCGGCGCTACCGTGCTGCAAGGTGAGTTCGGCAAGGCCGAAAACGTGCGTTTCCTGTCCAGCTCCCTGATCGGCAAGCGCGCCAACGCGGGCGCTACGGTCGGCACTGCCGTCAATTTGCTGTCCGACAACGGCACTACCGTCAATCTGTACGACGTCATCATCATGGGTTCGGATGCCTGGGCTGGCGTTGCGCTGAAGGGCGAGTACGCCGTTACCCCGACCCTGGTCCGCGCCAAGCCGAGCGAGTCCGACCCGCTGGCCCAACGCTCCAAGGCCGGCTTCAAGACCATGCAAGGCGCCATCGTCACCCAGCCTGCCCACACCTGCAAGATTGTGTGCGGCGCGCTGAAGGATAGCCTGCTCGCCTGATAACCCCCGTAGCAAATCAAAGCCCTGCCTCTTTCGAGAGGTGGGGCTTTTTCTTTTCCAGCAAAGGAATTCCAAATGGCCCGTACCCCTGCAAATACCGACACCTCTACCGAAATCGTTGAGACTGCCGTTCAAGAGCCCGTCCGCACCAAGACCGTCATCATCCAACGCCCTGCTGGCAATCAAGACATCGGCCAGTTCCTCGGCTTCAATAGCGTCTCCGGCGTGTTCCCGTTCGACAAGCCCGTCGAAATGCCGGCCGACATGGTGGATTACTTCCGCTCGCAAAAGGTTGTCGAAACCAACCCCGGCCCGGATGGCTCGCCTGTCTTCAGCTACGTCAATCAGTTCCACATCATTGACGCCTGAGAGCTGAGAAATGGCACTGACCCCGCAAGCTGTCCTTACTCGGGCCGGCGATCTCATCCAGGACGCGACGAATGTTCGATGGCCTATTGAGGAACTGCTGCGCTATCTCAACGACGGGCGGCGCGAGGTTGCCATTGCTCGCCCTGATCTCTACGCAAAAAGCGCTGTGGTAACGCTAGTCAATGGCACGAAGCAGGAAGTCCCCGCCGAAGCTTCACGGCTGATTGACGCAGTGCGGAACGTGAATGTCGATAGCTCTCCGGGCCGTGCCGTTCGAATCGTTGAGCGCGAAGTATTGGACGCGCAACGCCCGGACTGGCACTCCGAAGCCACCGGCCCGGTGAAGCATTTCATGTTCGACGAGCGAACCCCAAAAGTGTTTTACGTCTACCCTCCGGCTGTATCGGGCGCGAAGCTGGAGATTGCCTATTCCCAATCGCCGCAAGAGCTTATCGTTGCCAACATCGCAACGGATCAACTCACGGCAGAGGACATCTATACCGGCGCACTCGTGGATTACGTGTGCTACCGGGCGTTCAGCAAAGACGCGGAGTACGCCGGCAACCAGCAGCGCGCGCTTTCGCATTACCAGCAATTTTCCAACGCGCTGGGTATCGGGGTCCGCTCGACCGTTGCGGTGTCGCCGAACGTCTCCAACGTGGGCGGAGTTCCGCCTCGTGCGGCGCAGGGGGCGTAAGTGGCATCCATCGAAACACTTCATCCTCTCGTCGCGCCCGAGGTGCTGGGCTGCCCCTCAATCGCCATCGACTCGGCCATTCTCCGGGCGGCTATTGAGTTCTGCGAGAAATCGACGGCGTGGCGCGAACTGCTTGACCCGATAACGGTTGTGGATGGGACGGCGGAATACGCGCTGCCTATCCCCACCGATGCGCGACTCGTCGTTGTCCGCGAAAAGGAAGTGCGGCTAAACGGCGTGATGCTGGAGCCGATCAAAAACGCGGCAGAAATGAACCCGACGAAAGCCGGGACGCCCAGCCACTACGCGCAACGCAGCCACGGCGCGCTAATCCTCTACCCGTCGCCGCTGGGTATCGGCACGCAAACGCTGACCGTGTTTGCCGTGCTGGCCCCAAAACTCACCGCTACCGCGCTGCCAGACATTCTCGTTGATCGCTATTACGAAGCGATTAGCGAGGGCGCAAAAGCCATTCTCAAGCGTATGCCAAATCAGCCTTGGTCTGACCCCGCACGCGCTGCCGACCATTACCGATTGTTCCAGGTGAAGACCGCCGAAGCCCGAATCGACTTCGAGCATGGCCTTGTCGCCGGAAGCCTCACCGTTAAGCCCCGCGTATTTGGCGGGGTTGTGCGCAGAAACTACACAAGGGAAATTGTATGAATCTCTTCGACGGACCAGACCTGCTGGAAACGACCAGCACGGAAGTTAAGAAACGGATTCTCAAGCCGGGCCAAATGCTGCGCGCCATTGACACCGGGGCGCTTTACTACGGCGACAAGGACGGGAAGCCGACTGCATTTGTCGGTGTTTCAACCACCTCGGATGGGGGGGTTAGATTTGACGGGCAGACATCACGGGCCGTCAGGTCCGCCGCCCAGCGATCCCCTACCGGCACTGGGATTGAGCCTTTGGGCTACCCACTTGCTGCGGCAAGCTTTACTGCCACGCAAAACGGCGGTGGGGCTGTGACGATCACGCAGATCGAAACGCCCGACGGTCCCGGCGTCCGCATTACGGGCAGCACAGCCGGCAGCTACATCAACATTCAGGCCGCGCTGCCGGCTCCCGTGCACGTCGATACGCTCGGGATGGTCTATCAGTGCCCCGCGGGAATGAACCAGGTGTCCGCATATTTTGGGGAGACCGGCGCGTTCACAAACATGATTTCGCGAGCGATCACTGGCCTGAGCACGGCGGTCAATGCGGCGGGGAAGGGGTCTGTGCTGTCGCCGGTCATTATCGGAGCGGGAAGCTACGCATGGACCCCAACGGGAACGATCACGGACTCGACGCTTTACACGACGATGCAGATCCGCGTTACGCCGACCGCTGGGTACGTGGCATCGATTGACCTATCCCGGATCTGCATCAACCCCAGCGCACGAGGTGAGGTATCGATTGTCATCGATGATGGCGATCTGACCGTCTACCAGTACGCACTCAACGCCATAGCAAAGCGCCAGCTCGTCTGTTCCATCTCAGCCATTCCGGATTACATCGGCGGAAACGGTTACATGACGCTAGCCCAGCTCAAGCAGGCCGTCGATGCGGGGCACGAGATCTTGACTCACGACTCGCTGACCGCGAACGGGCTGACGGCACAGCAGCGCATTTCCCGACTCGCTGCGAACCGAGATGCTTTGGACACCCTTGGCCTGTTCCGGACCGATGAGCAGCGCGAGACGTTCATTTACCCCGGAGGCGACTGGCAGAACAATGTCGGCGAAGCAGATTTACTGGATCTTATGCGCCAGTACGGTTTCAAGCGTGGTCGTGTGACCACGCGGTTCCAGTGCTTCAGCCCCGCATTGTGGCGACGCACGAAGTATGGCCCATACATCGTCCCAATTATCGGGCACATGCGCGGAACGACCGAAGCCGGCCAGACGGCCGAGCTGACGAGCGTCACCGGGGCGATTTCCGACTGTGGCACCTATGGCCTGGCCGGGTCGATCATGCTGCATCGTTTTATTGCGGAGCAAGCGTCCTGGCTGGCGACCGACACCGTTGACATTGAGATGGGAGACCTTGCCACGATTCTCGACGCCATCGTGACCCAGCGGGCGGCTGGAAAAGTGCAAAATGTCCTCTTCTCTGAGCACGGCCTGACCTGATTTCTAACCCCCGTTGCGCCCTGCCAGTCCATCGGCGGGGCGCTAACCGGCCAAACACCATGAACCTTATCTCCGCCACCCTCGGCCGCATCGCTCCCAGCTTTCGCACGCTGTCCGAGTGGGCGGATATCTACACGCCCGGCCTCTCTGAGCGGCAGGTGTGCAAGAAGACCCTTCAGAACCGGCAATGCCACGTCAGAAGGATCGTCGAGGCGCTGGGCGACAAGCGGATCGGGGCGATCAAGCCGCACGAGATTAGCAGCCTGATTGCCAGGGTCAGTAAAGAGCACCCGGTAGCGGCCAAGCGGACGCTCATCGAGATTCGCTCGATGATGGACGAGGCGGTGAACAACGGATGGATCACGACCAACCCCGCCAAAGCCGTGCGCCTGCCGCGCGTCGCGGTGCGTCGTCGTCGCCTGTCCCTCAGCGAGTGGCAGCGCATCGACGCCTACGCGAAGGACAGCAGCCCACCGTGGGTGCATCGCATGATCCGCCTCGCCCTGGTGACGGGGCAGCGCCGGTCAGATCTGGTCAAGATGAAATTCTCCGACGTGTGGGCGCACGACAACGGGCGTGAGTACCTGCACATCACCCAGGCCAAGACGGGCGCGCGGGTCGCCATCCCGCTAGATCTGCGCTTGGATTCGGTCGGGCTGTCGGTGCGCGACGTGATCGAGGACTGCCGAGGCTACGCAAAGGCGGGCGACGGGCACCTGATCCGCAAGACGACCGGGCAGCCGCCGTGCGTCGAGTCGATGTCGTGGCGCTTCGAGGAGGCGCGGGGGGCTGTGCTGCCCGACGAGGAAAGCGGGATATCTCCGCCGTCGCTGCACGAGTGTCGGTCGCTGTCAGCGCGCGAGTACAAAAAGCAGGGGCTCGACACGCAAACCCTGCTGGGCCACGCGAAAGCATCAATGACCGACCTCTATCACAACGATAGAGGACTGGACGCCCGAGAGGGCAGATGGAAAACCCTTGAGATTGACAAGCCCGGCACCTAGCCGGGTTTCTTTTTTGGAGTCTCCCCATGCTCAAACGCGGTAGCTCCGGGCCGGAAGTGTCGGCCCTGCAAACACAGCTTGGCATTCCCGCAGACGGCGTATTCGGCATCGCTACGGAATTGGCGCTCAAGGCATTCCAGGCGGAACACAGCTTGACCGCTGACGGCATCGCCGGGCCTGCCACGCTGGCAGCGCTGGCCCCGGCAAAGTCTTTGACCGCCGATGACTTCGAGGGCGCGGCATCGGCCCTTGCTGCGAGCGTTGCCGCTGTGCGTGCGGTGACTGAGGTTGAGTCGCGAGGATCTGGCTTTTTGCCTGACGGGCGGCCTGTGATCCTCTTCGAGCGCCACATCATGCACCGCCGGCTTTCGGCTATTGGGCGTGACGCCGCTTTGCTCTCCGGCTATTTGCCAGACGTTATCAACGCGACACCGGGCGGATATTCTGGAGGCATCAAAGAGCACGGTAAGCTTCACCTCGCGCGGCAAATCGACCCGGCATGCGCAATCGAGTCGGCTTC